AAGGCGTCCGTGCCGGTGATCTTGTCGCCGTGGTTAAAGCTGCCGACCCAGTTTTGACACGTGTGATACAGCCCCGGCAGTTGCCCGCGAATGGCACCGTCATGCCCCACATAAGGCGCGTTGACAAGCACCGCGTTGTCCGGCGTGTTGGGGAACACCAGTCCCAGGCTGCCGCCACTGGTGCCTCCGCTTCCGCTCGGGCCATTGAGCCCAAAAGAAATCACAAACGCCGTCTTGGCCGTGCCAATCTGGGCGTAGCCGCGCGGAAAGAACACATTCGTCGCACCCGTACTGGAGTAGGCCAAGTCTCCCGCCACGGGGTAGTAGGCGCCTGACCAATCGGAAGTCCCTGCGGCAAGCATGCAGGCGTAGGCGTCCGAAGATGATTGAGCGTTGATGTCGCCGAATCCCAGCACAGGGCCGAACCCTGCGTTACTGTAGGGAGCAAGGACGACGTAGAACAGGCGTTCATCGCCGAAGATCGCCCACGCAGGTGTACCGTTACTGTATTGCTTGGCCCAGTAGCCTCCTCCGGCCACCTGGGAGTCCAGCGGGAATGGGCCAACGCCGGTGTCCACATCGGTCATGCTCTCGTAACCGCGCACACGTGCCACGCCGGTCGTGTCGTCCACGCGCAAGAGCATGCCGAGGCTTTGGGGCACCGAGGGCGTGTATGCAGCTTTGTTTGCCCCCGAGAACGCCTTGTTCCAGCCCAAAGGGGCCACCTTGACGTTCACCGTACCTGTGGCAGTGGTTGGCGTACCGGCAGGAACGGCATAACTGATCGACGTGGCGGTGGTTGCGGTGATGACCTGCTCACCGTTGTAACCGGCCTCGTTCGCGCCAGACACCAACACCTTCTGGTCGGGCTTGAAGCCGTGGCCGCTGTTCAGCTTCATGGTCGCCACGCCGCTGGCTTGCGTCAGTGCGGTAGCAGTCTGCGTGTTGTAGCCAGTGAGCAGGCACGCATCAAGGACGGAGATAAGCGAACCGGCTGCGCCGCTGAGCGCCGGAGCGCCGGCGTCCGAACTCAGGAAGAACTTGACGGACATGGTGATTCCTTAAGCGTCGATGTCACCGCGAATCTGGATGCGGAACGTGTCGTCCTGGACCGTCGCCGGACCCTGCAGAACCGTGCGAGCGAACCAGACGGGGAAATTTGCGGCGTTGGTGTTAAAGCGCAGCACGTTGCCGGCTTGCCAACCGCCCCCCCAGCCAGCGGAGCGCACCGTGAAGTACGGCTGATTGGTGGCGGGGTTGTTGGGAGCGCAGTCCTGGTTGACGTTGCCAGTGGCGACCTGGCCGCTCTGTTCGCCGACGACACGGAAGTTCTGCGCGTCCGTGAAGATGAGCGCCCAGCGCTCCTGCAGCGCGCCCTTGTTGTTGACGAGGATCGGATACTGCGCGTTGTTGTAGTTCGCGGTGGGAGCGCCACCGATCAGGCTGTTCGACCATGCGTTCGTCCACGTGGCCTGCGCGAACATGTTTAGCGCCTGCGCCTGCAGGTCGCCGGCGATGAGCGCCGACGAGACCTTCGAGCCCGGCACCGGGAAGTCGTGCGTCAGCTGGCGCGTCAAGGCCAGGCGCCCATTGATCTGCACGTCAGAGGTCAGTGCCATGTCCTCGATGCGATTCTCGAACAGCAACGGCAGGGTGTAGCCGCTTGCGTTGATCGAGCTGGTCAGCGTGCACGTGCCCGCGTTCAGGTCCATCTTGTACATGCTGGCGTCGACCACTTTGTACGGAACCGAGCTGTCTATGACGCGGCCGGTGGCCAGGCGAACGCGCGTGGCGCTCACCATCGTTCCAGGGTTGGCATTCGGAAAGGCGATCTGCTCCGTGTGATGCACGACCACTACATAGCCCTTCTGGAAGATCGGCACGCGGCCGTCGACGGGCAGGCGCACCGGGTCCAGGCCGAGGATTGAGCTGTCCAGCGGCAGATAGGAGTACGCGACCGCGTTATAGGTCGCGGTGTTGGCGAAGATGGGATACGGCTTGAAGATATGGCCGTCTGCAGTCACGGCGGCCGGGTTGTACCAGATCTCGCTCTCGTTCCCGGCGGCCACCACCATCTTGCCGAAGCGCATGTTGACCACGCCGGTCTGGTAGTTGATGTAGCCGAAGCAATTCGTGCCCGTGATGGTGCCGTCAGCATTGGACGTAGCGGTCACCGTACCGCCCGTGACAGGGCTGAAGAGCAGCTGCAGGCTGCCCGGCACCACCGGCGCCTGCGGCACACGGAAGCTCAGGAAGTCCACCGGCTGGCCCACTACTGTCGTCAGCAGCGACAGCAAAGACACGCCGTTCCCGGCGCCCGGCGTGTAGTTGTTGATCGAGACCTCGCCTGTGGCGTAGTTGATCGTGCCGGCAGCCGTGCCGCTGTTGGTCTGCGGGTTGAAGTCGCAGAACAGCGTGCCGTTCAGCTCGTAATACGTTTTGCCGCCCCAGGTGAACATGACGGAACCCGGCACCAGCGGCTCGTTGTAGAGGTAGGTGAGATCGAACTTCCACTCCGACATCGTCACCTGTTGCTGCTGGGCGCTCCCCGTCGTGGTCATGTACTCCACATCGACCGAACCGCTGGTGTCGTTGGGGAACGTAGCGGCCACCGGGTAATAGTTGATGCCGACCAGCGTGTTCTGATAGACCGGGTTAAAGAAGTCTGGGCCGCTCAATCCGCCGTTGGCATTGCGCATGTAGCCAATCACGTTGGACTGGTACACCGGTTGCGGCACCTGCACGATCACATCCGGTTTGAACTTCACCAGGCCGTTTGCATAGTCCACCGCACTGTCGTCAACGATGGTGCTTGTGCCGTCCGCTTTGTACTGGCGCAGCTTGCCCGCACTGTCGGCCTGCGCCGTCGCGTAGGGGTCGGTCTGGATGTACTGCATCTGCGCCGGGACATTAGAGATCGTGCTGTAGTCGTTGATGAGCACGTTCCAGGTCACCTTGACCGAGTTGGGCACGACGTTCTTGTCGGCCAACACCAGGTTGAGGTCACCATTGCCATCGCGCAGCGGTGCCGTGAAATGCTGCGTCTTCTTGGCGCCCAGGTTGTAGTTCAGCGTAAAGGTGGTGCCGCCTGCCGGCAGCACGTTTGGCGTGAGCCGGATCTCGTACTGGCCGTTAAGCCAGCGGATGAAGCCAGTCGCGTCGCCCGTGATCTTCTGCGTGTCCGGGACAACGGTCGCACTGTAGGTGCCGCCGCCAGGCTTCGGCCAGGTGATGGCCACGGTGCTCATCACGAGCTGCTGCGTGTTGTCGGGCGGTGTGATGTAGAAGCTCACCCAGGGCGCGGGCGGCGTCGTGTCCGAGCGGTTGAAATACTGCACCGGCGATGACCAGGCAAACAGGATCGAGGAGCCGTCGTCCGGCAGGCTGCCGAGCGTCAGCGTGACAGTGCCCGTGGCGTAGTTGATCGTGCCGGCGCCGATCGACGGGTCGCTGCCCTTGATCGCGCCAAAGCCGCCGCTGCCGCCCTGGTCCGTCAACGTGTACCAGTTGCCCTGTGCCATGTACGCGATCTGCAGACGCCGCGGCGCCGGGAAAGGCTGCAGCGTCTGCACAAAGACGTTCTGGCGGTTGGTCTGGTTGATGTCGATCGACGCCGTGTTGGCCACCATCACGGGCACGCCAGCCGGCATCCAGCTCAGGTTCACCTGGCCGCTCTGCCCCATCGACTGGTTAAGCGTGACGGTATTGGTGGTGTACGACACCGTGCCCACCACCACGCTGTTGGCCGTGATGACGAGGTTGCCTGCGCCATCGTCCGAGCAAGGCCCCAGTGTGAGCGAACCGGGCTTGATCGCCGTCGGCACGTAGATGACCTGCGGATACGCGCCCGTGACAGTGACGGGGATGGTCTGCCGCGTCTTCCCGGACTGCACGGCCGGGTTGTAGTTGCCGGCGGCGTTGAGGTTGGCCAGCGGGATCGACTGCTGGGCGCTGGGCACGAGCTGCGAATAGATCGACTTAACGGCGACGTTGACGTCTCCGGGTCTCACCGCCTCGATCAGGTCCGACACGCCGTAGTAGTTCGCGGCATTGGCCACTACCGTATCGCGGCAGATGGCCAGCGCCGCGCCGTTGTCGTAGGGCGACGGGTCCGGGCCGTTAAATGTGTAGAGCAGCTGCGACGAGATCGTGAGAGTTGCCATCACGCCCGTGAAATTCACGCCTTGCCCGTTGCCGGGGTTGTACGTGAACTGGCGCGTCTGCGTCTTAACATCCTGCACGCGCACGTACTGCAGGAACTCGTTGGGCAGGCCCTCGTACTGCACCAACACCAGCGTCTGCCCGATCTTGGGCACCTGATCGCCCGGCTTGAGCAGCAGCTGCACCGAGCGCTGGCCTTGGAGCTGCGTTCCCAACAGTTGGCCGGGCCACTTCACCGACTTCGCCAGATACGACTGCACCCCATTTGCCGCATCGCTGCGGCGGTCAAACCAGCTGCGCGTCGTGAACATCGTCATCGAGACGTTGGGGTCATCAGGCGCCTTCGTGATCGCCAAGTTGCAGCCGTAGTAGGCGTCCGTCGTGCTGGTCATCACGGCCGGGTACGCCTTGCGCAGCGAGATGCGGCCGTAGGTGCGGTCGAGCTCCGAGATGTCCGGAAACATGTTGTTGGACAGCCCGTCGACCACCTCATTGGCGGTCATCCGGCCGCCGCCGTTGTCGGTGTCGAGCAGCACCTCCGACGCCAGCAGTTTGATATCACCCGATTGAATCGGCATTTAGATCTCCATCAAGCGGATCGTGGCCAGGAACGGATCGTCTGGCTGGGGAGAAGGAAAACCCTTAACCGGTCGCGCCTCCAGGGCGCCGTCGGCATGTCGGAACTGAACGTTGAAGGTGCGACCGTCCGCGAGCTGCAGGGTCATGACGAGATCGGCGACGTCGGCCCACGTATGCAGCGTGTCGACGGTCGCGCGCGGCATCCATGCCATCTGCTCGTCTGGAGGCACCAGGGTGATGGCGCGACCCGCCTTGCGCGTGCCCGATTGCACGATCAGCGCGCCTGTGATCGCATAAGTCACTGTCGATACCGCCTTGCTCCAGCTGTGCTCATCGCTCCACAGCAGGTCGTCGTGCAGCTCGACGGCTTCTTTGGTGGTCTGATTGGTCAGCTTCATTACGCGCGCTCCTGCGCCTGCTGCAGGGCGCGAATCCATGCGTTCTCATCGCTGGCGTTGATGTCGGCCTGCAGCGTCCGGCCGGTTTTGTCTACCAGCTCGATGCGCACGCGGCGCTGGGGCTCAGACGGTGCGGCCTTAGGGCCGGCTGCAGCCGCCTGGTGTGCCTGGTCGGCCGCCTGCGTGATGGTGTCTTGAGTCTGCTGGGCACGCACGCGCGCCTCGTCGGCAATGGCCTGTTGCCGTTGCGCTTCCTGCCGCTGTGCCTCTTCCTGGGCCGCCTGCTGGCGCGCCGCTTTCTCTTCCTGGATGCCGACCAGCGTGCGCTTGTGGATTTCTTCCAGGTCGCGGCGTGCCTCCTGATAGCCGGTCTGCAGATCGCGTGCGGCCTGACCGAGTGCTGCCCTGTCTTCAGGCGTCTTTGCCTCGGCCGCTGCGGTGGCCAGCTTGGCTTTGGCCATCCGGAACTCCAAGTCGAGATCCAGGAGGCGCTGCTTGTACCGTCGTTGCTCGATCTCTTCTTCCTTGCCCTGCAGACGCAGCAGCTCCTCATGGATGCCACGCGCATTGCTGGCCAGGCTCTCGGACTGTGAAACGGCGTCGCGCGTGCTTTGGCGGATGGCCTCGCCCACACCCGCGTACCCGCGTGCGAGCAGCTGCGCCGCATTGGCGCCCGTTAGCGCGCTGGCGGCCATCTTTTCGATGTTGGCTTTGCTCTCCAGCGTCTCGATCTTCACGCGGGCAGCTGCCTGGGCCATGCTGTTCAGCTCTGTGCTGAGCCCGATGGCGTCTCCCACAGGTCGAGCACGCTGCAGCTGCTGCAGCTCAACGCGGGCTTCGGCCAGGCTTTTGGCGAGCTTGCCAGCCGCATCGGTCGGCTGGTTAAACATGCCCGTCATCTGGGCGAAGCGCTGTTCAGCGTCTTCGCCCAATGCCTGCACACTTTCGCGGATGCCATTGATGATCGATGCGACACCATCGCCAACGCTGCCGACAACCTTCTGGCTGGCCTCTCCACTGGCGTTACCGGTTTGGGCTACGTCCTCGGCCGCAGCCTTGGCTCGATCTGCCACAGCACTCCAGCCGTCCGCGACTGACTTGGCCTCGATCGCGGCCTGGCGGCTTTCTTCGGCCAGGCGTGCTGCCTGGTCAGCCGCCGCCTTGGCGTTCTCTGCCGCCAAGCGCGTCTGGTTGGTGTCTTCGAGCTGCGCAACGCGCTCGGCCGCCTTAGCGCGCGCCATGGCCTCTGCAGCTCGCGCAGCGTCCTTCTGTGCACGTGCCTCCGCTTCTGCGGCCGCAACCGCCGCTTGTGCAGCTTGGACGACCGCGCGCTGGGCTTCGGCGGCTTCACGGGCCGCCAGGGTGCCATCGCGTTGTGCCTTTGCTTGGGCGGTGATGAGAGCGGTGCCTTCCCGGAGGAGTTGGGCATTCGCGCGCGTGACGTCGTTGCCGGCGCGCTGCGCTTCGGCCTGCGCCTGGACCACAGCGGTCTGATCACGGGCGGCCTGGACGCTGGCGGCCGACAGCTCGCGCAGCTTGTTTGCAACTTTCGTGAAGGCGAAGGCCATCAGGTCGGCTGACGCCTTACCGCTGTCACCCAGCGCCACGAGCTGGGCCTGAGCCGCCTGCAGTTCCTGCGTCGTCTTGGCCGAGTCGATCAACTTGTCGACGGCCGCACGGATCTCCGGGGCCTTGGCGCGCACGTTGCTGGCCAGGGCGTCAAACGCCACCTGGATGTCGGCGAACTGCTTGGACAGGCCGGTGCGAGCCCCTTCCAGGGACAGCCCCATCTTGTCCAGCGCCATCTTGAGGGTGGTGTCCAGGACGTTGGCCAGGCGTCGAGCGTCGTCAGCACCACCGCCAAAAGCGGCGGCCGCGATGGTCTGGAAGCGCACCAGGCCATCGAGCTGCAGGTTGCCCAGTTCCTTCTCCAGGGCGGTCCGGATTTGCTGGCCGGTCGCCTTGCCGCGCGCCTGCAGCTCATCCAGCGCGCTCACGATCGTCTGAACGCTCTTAACGCTGTTGGTGTCCATCCCTTCGAACACCTTGCCCAGCGCGGTTGCCACCTCGGGCGAACGCTGGATCTGGGCGTCAAAGGCCGCTAGCAGCAGATTCACCGCAGGCAAGATAGTGGCCTTAACGGCCGTGGCGGTGCCCTGCGTGGCGCCGTTCAGGGCGGCCAGCGCGGCGTTGGTGTTCCCCAGGTCAGTGGCCCACTTCTGCGCCTGGCGGCCGGCTTCCGCATGCTGCTCGGACAGCAGCTTCACCATGCTGGCGTTGTTGCGGCCTCCTTTCTCCTGCTGCAGTTGCAGGTTCGTCAGTTCTTCGGTGCGCAGGGCCAGCCCCATCTGGGCCAGCTCCAGTGACTTCTTGGCGTTCAGCTCTTCGCGGTAGGTTGCAAGCTGCTGTGGCGATAGCCTGGCCAGCTCTTCGGCCGAGCGCAGCTGGACCGACGCGTAGCGCTGCTGGGCGTCGATAGCGGCCTGCAGTGTCGGCATCTGGCCCCGCAACTCGGCCATGCGGGCACGCTCCGCGTCCGATAGCTTGCGGTGCTCCAGGGCGTAATCGGCCAGCAGCTTCACGCCGGCTTTGACCGCCTCGATGCCGATCATGCCGACCGTGACGTAGATGCTCAGCCGCGAGAGCGCCATGGCGCCCGCCTGCAGCAGACTGACCTGGCGACCGGCCGCCGCAGCCGCTTCACCTGCTTGTGCCAGGCCGCCGGTCAGTTTGCTGAGTAGCAGGCCGCCGCCGGCGATGCGAGCGATGGTCAGCAGCTCGCCAGAGGCTTTCGCAGCTGCGACGGCCAGGTCGCCCAGGGCGACGCCCGTGTCCCGCAGGAACTTCTGCACACGCGGGTCGGCCAGCTTCTCGGACAGCAGGCGCGCGGCTTCCGCCAGTCGATCGTTCAGACCGGAGCGGCCCACGTTGGCGGCCGTCTCGAACACCGTGTTCTGCAGGCGCTCGAATTCCGCCCTGGCGGAGTTCACAGCGCCGGGAAGGCCGTCCTGGAAGGTTTTGCGCAGCTCGGCGGCGAACTTGGGCAGGAACACGTCCGACACGACGGCGCCTTGTTCCAGCATGTGGCCGAGGCCCTGCGTCGTCGTGCCCATGGCCCGCGCAGCGATCTGAAAGGCACCAGGCAGACGTTCACCGAGCTGGCCGCGTAGCTCTTCGGCCGCCACGGTGCCCTTGCTCACCATCTGCTGGATGGCCAGCAGCGCGCCCGACGTTTCCTCGGCCGACAGGCCGAGCACGCGCGACGCTTCGGCCACGGACGAGAAGATCTCGCGCGTTTGGGCGCCTTCCAGCGCGGTGCCGTGCGTGGCTGCGGCCAGCTTGGTGTATTCCTGGGCGACGCTAGCCAGGTTGAGCCCCAGGCGGTTTGCCTCGCTGCGGACAAAGCCAAACTCGGCCCGCGCCTTCTCACTGCTACCCGTGACGGCCGTTAAACCCGTCGTGATGCGGTCGACAGCAAGGGCGTCCTGGATCGCCATGCGAGCGGCCGTCGCCGTTGTTTGGAAGCTCACATAGGCTGCGGCGGCCGCCATCAGCGACTGGATAAAGCCAGCCATGGCAGTGTTGCCGGCTTGCGCTGCAGGGCCGGTGGCCGCCAATTCTGCGTTCAGCTCACGCATGCGTAACCGCGCGGCAGTTGCCACACGGGTCAGCTCGGCACCCGACAGGTTTCCAGACGACGCGAGGCGCTTGTATGCCGCCTCTGTTTGGGCCAGCTCGGCACGCACCGCCTGCAGCGACCGAACGCCCAGCACCTCGTACGCCTGCTCGTTGCCGGCGGTGGCCAGCTCCCGCTTGAGCTGGGCCACGCGCTCGCGGGTGGCTGCGAGCGCGCGGGCCTGTTCCTCGGCCGACAGCTTGCCGCTCTGCGCCAGCGTCCGGTACGCCCCTTGCGTGCGGTCAATCTCGGCACGCACGTCGGCAAACGCGCGGATGCCCAGCGTACGGTATGCCTCCAGGCCAGCGTCGGCCTTGTCGCCTTTCAGTTCACGGTTGAGGGCAGCCAGACGCGTCTCTGCAGCCTGTGCAGCGCGCGCTAGCTCTTCCCCGGTCAGACGGCCCGAAGACGCCAGCTCCTGGTATGCGGCACGAACGCGGGCCATTTCCTCACGCAGGTCCGCGAAGGAGCGAATGCCCAGCGTGACGAAACTGTCCGCGAACCGGGTGCCCTCAATCTCACGCTGCAGCGCCGCGATGCGTTGCTCAGCGGCCTCAGCTGCGCGCGCCAGGTCCTCGGTCGACGCTGTACCGCTCGCGGCGAGCGTGTAGTAGGCCGACCTCGTGCGGGAGATTTCCGCCTGGACTTCCTGGAAGGACCGAATCGCCAGCGTGCGCCAGGCGTCGCCAACACGATCGGTCGACAGGCTACTGTTAAGCCGTTGGATTTCTTGGTTCGCTGCGCGAGCTGCCCGGATCAAGTCTTGGGCCGACACCTCGCCGCTGCTGGCCAGGAGCTTGTACGCCGCCTGCAGCTGCTCGATGTTTGCCTGCACTTCGGCTGTACCCTGGATTCCGAGGGTGCGGTATGCGGCGGCGATATCGTCGGAGGCGGCCTTGGCGCCGGCACGCATCGAGTTGAAGCCGTCGTTGGTACGTTCGACTTCGCTCGCCAGTGCCTTGGCGAACTCTTGCGTCAACAGTTTCAGCCGCAGGCTGAGTTCCAGGTCCATGGTCACTGTGAGACGTTAAAAACCCGTGCTGGGCCGTGGTGCCGGCACGGCACGGGTCACTTCTTGGTGGACTGCTCGATTTCCTCCCAGGCGGCGAGATAGACGCCCCAGGGATAACTCCAGGCGTTCGGGTGACCGAGCCGGATCAGGGCACAGACATCGCGCTCGAACTGGCCGGCGGCTCGCTGCTTTGCTGTTGTGCCTGGCGGCCCAGTTCGGCGAGGCGTGCCCGCATCTCGAAAAAACGCGGGTTCACCTCCTTGATGGCGGCGATCACCTTGTCGATGTCGCTTGGCGACAAGCTGGCCAGGGCCTCGGGCGTGAGGTCCGACATGCCGCAGATGTCCGCGACCGACAGATCGCGGAACAACAGCACGTCGACCACATCGACCGCCTCCTGGGCATCGGTCAGCTTGGCGTACCAGGCGCGGATCTCAGTGACTGTGAGCTCGCGCGCCGTGACATCAAGGCCGCCCACAGAAATCGTCTTGGTGAGGCTCATACGATTGGCGCCGTGGGTGATGGTTAAGCGACCGTCGGGCGAAGGATGCGACCGAACTGGCCCAGCTCCGCGTCGTACGGACGCGTCGGATCGATCAGCGCTTCACCGGTGATCTGCATGCCCGAAATGTCCGAGGAGATCAGCGCCAGCTCCTTCAGCGGTTCGGTGGAGACCTTGTAGAACTCGGCCACCACAGGCGCGCCGTTTTCGGCAAGGTTGATCCCTTCGTAGCGCAGGAACAGCTCCGGCTGCGGCGTGGTGAACATCGAAACGGATTCGATATCGCCGTGCTTGTACGCGACCTTCAGGGGCTGGGTCACGCCCGTGACGTCCTTGAACGTGATGGCACCGTAGACAGAGTCCACGTCGTACTTGGACGAGTCCAGGGTGGCAGGCGTCGCAGCTGAGTCGGTGATCACGACCTCGGTAGCGCTCAGGTATTTGAGCGGCACGCGGTCGCCTGCGGCGATGCCGGACGGCAGCACCTCGCCCGTGACGCTCCCCTGCGGGATGGTCGTCGCGGTGCCATAGAGCGCCAAGGCGAGGTTTTCCTTGGAGTGCTCCATGCACGTGTACGTCAGAGAGAGGGATTTGCCCACCACCAGCTTCTTTGCGGTGGCACGCTGGCCGGTGTAGCTCTCCTTGTGTTCCTTGGTCTCGGCGGACAGCGAGCCCTTCAGTTCGCTCACATCCATCAGCCAGCGCAGGATGGGCACCGCCTTCCCGAGGCGGATGCCGGCGAAAAACTTGCCCTGGCCGTAGTAGTAGTCACTCATTGCAAACTCCTGATGATTAAAGAATCGCGGCGCAGGCAGCGTTTAGCGCTTGGGCCGGCTGGTGGCGACGTCAGACGATTCGGTGGGCACCGTCTTGACGGCTTTGCCGATGCCGTTGTTTTCGAGCCAGACGGCGTCGTGCTCCGGAACAGAGATCGCGGTGCCCTCCGCGTGCTTGGTGCCCGCGTGCTTGTGCGGCTTGAGTAGTTCGATTTGGACGGTGCGTGTGGTGGTCATGGCTTGCCTTTCAACAGGTTGCTGGTACGGAAAACAAACGGGTAGAAACCGAAGCCGTCCTGGTAGCCGGCTTTGGGGCCAGGTGCGCGGCGCAGCGGTGACCACGCCGGAAGCAGCTGGTAGCCCGTCAGCCCCTGCAGGAGGTCCCAGATGAGCGGGCCAGCGATGCGTCGCGCCCCGTCACCGCTCTGGACAGTGCCGGCGTGCTTTACCTGCAGCACGACCATCCAGAGCTGCGAAGTGAGTTGGACAACGCCGCCGCCCTGCATGGCCGCACCTTGTCCGACCTCGTCGCCTACATAGATGACGTGGGCTGCCTTGGGCGCCTTGCGCCATTCTTTTGCCGTTTCAGCCGTTTCGGCGGTGATGACGTACTGCACGTCGGTGAGCACCGCCTTAACGCGTTCCACCAGCGGCTGCTCGATGGCGAAGTAGTTGCCGATTGCGCTCACCAGTTGTTCCCCCAGTCGTTGCGACCGGCGGACACTTGCACCGTGTCCGCGGTTTGCTGGACTGCACCTGCGTTGTCCAGGCCCAGAGAGAGCACGCCATCGGCAATACCGCGCAGCAGCTTCACCTGGCGCGCGTAGCGCAAGGCGGCCGGGTGGTCTTCGCGGATGTCGACGTACAGGTAGTACCTCGCCAGGTCGACCGCGACACGGCGCAGCACCGTGGGCGTGCTGGCCAGCGGCAGCGTGTAACGGCCCGCCAGATACGTGTTGATCTCGGCGGTCGCGTCCCCGATGGCATCGCTCACGCGTTGCGCATCGATCTGCCCGGTGGGCGGGTCGGCGCGGTCAGTAAGCTGGACCAGCTCCTCCGCGCCAAACTCGCGCACCAGGTCGGCCTGGGTGCAGTACGTCATGGCCGATTACTTGCTGGTTGCCTTGGGCTTGTCGGCGCCGGCAGCGGGCTTCGTCTTTTCGGCTTCCGCGACAGCAGCCTCGCGCGCCTGCAGCGCAGCTTCACGCGAGTCCAGCGCCGCCTCGCGCAGCTTCAACGCGGCTTCCTGCTCCTCCAGCTCGGCCTTGCGCTTGTCCAGCTCGACTCGCGTGCCGTCCGCATCGCTGCCACCGCCCGCCAGGTCGGAAAGGTTGCCGTCGTCGTCGATCACCATGTCGATCTCGTACGCGACCAGCATCGGGTCGCTCTTGAGCGCCGTGAGAACGACCGGAGAAAGCGAGTCCAGCGGGAGATTTTTCGGAACGGAGCCGAACTCCATGCTGGCGCGACGAAAGCCGTCACGTTTGGCGATGACTCGCAACACCTTGACTTGCTTGGGCATCTGGCCCTCCTGATTGTGTGTTTTCGCGGTTTGCACGGGAGCCCAGCTACTGCGCCAAGGGCTCCCGCCTGCCTTCCCCCGCGCTTATGGCTTCGCGCGGGCGTCTCTCGCCGGGGTGTATTGGTTAAGCCAGCCAGGACGTATCCAGCACGTCGACCACGTCCCTGTTGATGTTGGTGGCGCCCATTGCGTTGCGTTCGGCCTTGACGACTTCCAGGGCTTGTTCGCGCAACGACGGCGGCACCACCAGCAGCTTCGGGCGGATGTTGAGCGGCTTGCCGTTGTCGCCCTTGAGGGAGCGCATCTGGGCGTAGGCGTCGTTGAACGCTTGACCGTCCAGCGGCTCACGGCTTGCAAAGGCCAATTGCCAGAGGCCGAAGCCGACGTTCGAGCGAGCGTCAACGCCGTAAATGAACTCCTTGCGATTGAAGACGTTCTCGTCGTCTTCCTTGTCCATGGCCACGAACGTGTACGGCTTGCGGACCTGGTAGATGATCGGCTTAACCATCCGCGAGGTATCGAGCAGATACCAAGCCGTACCGCTGCCGCCTTGGAAGTTGGAAACCGACGCGACGCCACCGCCGGGCTGCCCGACCGGATGGTCCGTGTCGAAGAAGTACTGACCGTCGTAGCACTGCTGGGAGAAGCCCTTTTGCCAGAGGCCCCACACCAGCTCGTCCGGGTGTTCCTTGGCGTCCTGGCCCAGCTGCTGGATGGCAGGCTTGTACAGGCCGTAGGTGTCGTCTTCGATCGACTCGCGATTGACACCGATGGTGTTTTCCCACGGCTTGTTCTTGATCGTGAAGTCGTTCGAGGCGAGGTTCTGAACCACGCGGTCGCCGATCCATTCACGGAAGCGGGTGTTCTTGCCCAGCCATGCGTAGACCTCCTGGCTGGTACTGGACGGAACGGTCATGGCGATCTGACCGTAATCGGACGGCGCGGCGTCGAAGGCGTTTTGGAAGGTCAGCTGGAAGCCGCGAAACATCGCGTCCAGGTTCTGGCGGTTGATTTCCATTTGTGTGGAGCTCCGGGATGGTGGAGTGGACTTGCCTGCAGATGCTGCTTGGCGGGTCTGTTACAGGTAGATCCAGACGCCTTGCGCGTCGACGTCGCGGATCTTTCCCGCGACCGAGCGCGTGTTCGTGGCGCTGGTCTTTGCCACCGTGGAGTCGTCCACGATGTAGGCGTCATTACCGACGTCTGCCAGCGTGATTTGGTCCGCGCCAGCAGAGTTGTCGAAGCGCCAGAGTTCACCGCGACGCACCTTGATCGACACGGCACCGTCAGGCCCATTGGTGTTGTCCACGGTCTCCTCGGCGATGCCGACGGTCATCAAACCAGTTGCGGTGCGGCCGTTGACGGCCAGCCCCGCAAGCAGGCACACCAGCGTGCCGATGTAGATCTTGGTTCCCCCCTTCATCGGGAACGCGAAGTTGTGTCCCGCGCGGCGGGGGGTGTTGCGATCAGCGGTTGCTGCAGTCATGTGTCACTCCAGGAGTTAAGGGGAAAGGAGCAGCGCGAGCGTTAAGCCGCGTCAGCCTTCTGCGCCTTCTTGAACTCTTCAGGCGCGAGGCCCATCGATTTGCAGACACCCAGTTCGGCTTCGGTCAGTTCACCTTCTTTGGCGCCAGGTGCGTTGCCGCCGGTCTGCATCTGCGACAAGGCCGCGACGGCCGGCGCGCTGGCCACATAGGCGCGCAGAGCGGCGATGTCCTTGTTGCCCAGCTCGCGTGCCCACTGCACCTGCGGTTCGAGCAGCTTCCCGGCCTTCTTCGCGGCGTCGATGACGTCGTCCACTTCACGGCCCGTGACCTTGGCAGTCAGGGCCGCGACCTCCGTCTGCAGGGCCGTCATGGCCTCGATCGGCACGTACTTGGCCGGGTCGGGATTGCCGGCAGCGGCGCTGGCCGCGTCGGCCTTCGCACGCAGCGCGACGATCTCGGCATCCTTGCTGGCCACCGAGTCGGCGGCAGCCTTCAGCGCCTTCAGCGCGACGGTCGCGGCCTCTTGGTTGTCGGGGTCAATGCCGAGCGAGATCAGCAGCTTCTTCAGCCATTCGGGCATGTCGTTCTCCAGAAATTGATCGAGTTGGAAGTGCGCCGCCGCCCTTAGCGCCACTTCCGGCAGGTCATCCAGGGCGGGGAAATTGGTCAGGGCGGCATGCAGCATCTTCAGCACCGCGCCCGTGGTCTTGTCGTAGGCGAACACCGGCGAGAGGTACCGGTATTCATTCGCGGCGATCATCTGCTTCGCCTTGTCCGTCCACTCGACGTCGGTGGCGTAGAGCCCATCGCCCTCGCGCCATTCCATGGTCTTGAACCATGCGGCGGCTGGCGCTGGCTGGCCGTTCTTTTCGGCGTTCAGCGTCTGGTGTTCGTAGTCAATGACGATGCGCCGGTTCTGCGCATTGGCCTGGTCGATCACGCGCTGCGCGTCCGCTGCGGTGCAGACCCACGCGGGGCAGTCCGCCGGGCGGCCGTCAACCGAGCGGAAGGCGCCAGCTGGCACG